AAATACTTTTGCCAACAGCTTAAATTCAATTTTTTGTGCGTAATGCAATCTCTTATGAATCGCACTCATGACTTTAGTTCCTCTTTCCAGAAGAGCCAGAGTCGTTCCTACAGGATTCTGTTCATTGCCCTCACCCATCTTCATGTCCGCGATCGCCGCGAATGATTTTCCAGCGTCAACCGCGAATCCCAATAATGCGAATAAAGTTTGAGAAGGTTCCTTGTAAGGAAGCGGTAATAAAGATTCTTTAATAGATGTACCTGTTACGTCTACATCCCTAAACTCACCTGGTTGCAATGGTTCGTCATGATCGCGTATGCGCATTCCTCGCGCCTTGAAACCTGCCGGCAGATTGGCAAGAGTGCCTGCATCAATTAATTGCCGCAAAACACTTGTCGCAGTTCTTGACAACCCACCCAGCATGTGTATCAGACCGAACCCGTAAAAGCCCAGTCCTGGGAGGAACTTGTAGTGTACAAAATAATCTTTCTTTGCAAAGTTTGAATCGCCTTCTTTCCAGTTTCTCCTGATGGAAAGAACTTCAGTTGAATATTCATCAATGGAAATGATGTAAGGAAGCTTGACTCCGCTTTCATCCTCGAATCCTGGAACATCCGCATTGACATGCATTTCCAGAATTGTATGCTCGTCATCCTTATCCGTGTATTCCCTTTGAACGCCCTCGAGCGTGTTTACTTTTTCCTCAACTTCACTTGTTTCAACCGTTCCGCTTTTAAGTTCAATGTCACGGTAAAATTCTTGAAGTTGCTGTTTTCTTATGTCGTTTGAACTCGTCTTGATTATGTGCGTGACGCGGTCCGCATTCTGCAGATCCGTCGCCATGTAATTAATTACCAAGTCTTCACCGGCAATGAATTTTGCGACGGCACGCTTCAGCAAGCTGTCATAATAAACTTTCTTGAACGCTGATCCAGCCAGTGGAAGATAAAACAGGAGTTGGTCCATGTCCGGATCGTATTCCTTCATGACATCAACTATCTGATAGTTCATGAACTGTTGCACGCGCTTCGCCTGATCCTGAATTTCAGGAGTGGAAAGCCCTACAACTTGAGTACGAACGGGGCCGCTTGGGGGGAGAAGTTCCTTATACGCTTGGGCTTGAAACTGCGTTACAGATTCAGCGAGTAAGGGGTGAACGACCCCGGACGCTCCTTCGAACGGTTGGGTTCGGTTTTCATATTTGAAACCGAGCATGTCAAGGCCTTTGATATAGGTGTCTTCCCAATCCTTCCTTGACTCCTTATCCGTTTCGAAATCGCTTACTAGATCTATTGCAAATCTACGTAATTCTGTTTCATCAATGTACTCCGCCAGGTTGGCGTCATGTGGAATGTTAGCCGTGTCGATTGGCGCGTTTGGATCAAAATTTACATCCGCGCCTCCTCCTTCCGTTTCAGTTATTTCAACATTAGGATCAGACATCTTTTGATCAGGCTCCAGTTGTATCTCTTCGCCCGTCGGCTCTATTTCCAACGCGTCAGTCAGAGAGCCTAAAGCGTTCTCTATGTTGTTGTTTGGATTTTTTGGTGGCATTATTTTTTAACTATTCCCCCTTTTTTATAGATAGGAAGGCCCTTGTCAATAAGCGCCTGCGCGGCCTTATTTTCCTTGAATAATATCATTGGAACTTCCCATACCCTATTGCCGCTGTCCACTATAACAGTTTTCATGAACTTTGCACCACTTTTCTTCGCCGCCTTCTTCATGGCGCCCTGCGCCATCGGTCCGTAGGCGACAAGGTTGCCCTTGTAGTCCCTTCCCGTGGAGGACATGCCTAAATTCTTTATCGCCGGCGTGTTGATTGTTATTCCGTCATATCCGCCTTCACGCGCGACTCGGAGCATGTATTTCATTATGAATTCATTGTAGTCCTCAGTCTTGCTGAGTGGCCCAAGTGGAACACCGCTGTGGTTTCCTGCCGCCATTTTCTTCTCCTCCGCGTCAATGATGTATCTTAGCTTTATGCGCTCCTTATTAAGCCTGGTAAGCCTAGTTATAATTGCTGGAGTCTGCTTCTGCGCCAACAGATCCTCGATCTTCGCCTTCACGAGAAGAAGGTGCTGTTCATTCGCCGTTGATATCTCCTCCTGCAGATCTCCGCGCGGAGCGTACCTTCCGTCCCTGACAAGATTGTCATACTCTTCCCTCTGGTCTTTAGTCATCTTTTTGTATTCGCCTTCAGGAGTCTTTCCTTCCTTCGCCCAATCAGTGTGCATTTTCTTTAATTGTCTTTGAGCCATGTTGATCTTCTGGTGCATGTCGGACTGAATCTCCTCTATGTGAAGAAGCCTTCTTCCGAACTGGTCTGCTCTGTCGGACGTCCTTGTGTGGACAATTCCGCCAGCTCTGTCTTTGCTGCTTAAATTAAAACTATGTGCGTACTCGTAACTCGGCTCCTTCTGCCTCAAGCTTCCGGGCTTGTACTTGAACAGGAATTCACGGTAGTTGTCGCCACCATCCATCGTCTGCGTTCCACGGTGCTGTGGTGATCGCTTGTATGTCTTGAACCCGGCCGTCCTCTTTCCCAATCCTGTTGATATAGACTGTAGAAGTTCCTTAATCTCAAATGGGAACCGTTGCGGCACTCCTGCTTCAAGTGCATTCTCAACGCCAAAGTTTCGGAACACCATGTCATCTATGTGAGCGGCAATTTCATCGGCTGCCTTGCCGGTCTGCACTTGTTTTAGTTGTGGAAGGACGGCCTTAATGTAGTCATAAAATCCCTTTATCGCCGGATTACGTATCGCCTGTGTGTCAACCTGCGCTAATTTTCTTGACATGTCATCAAAAATACGCCCACCTGTTGATTCGCCAAGGACGGTGACGTCCATCGTAGGCGCCATTTCGTCAAACTGCTTGACGAGCGCGTTCTTTGAAATCGTCTTGTTCCCCATCCTTGAAAGCCACGGCGCGAGCGAGGTGTCGTTCAGCTCCGCGTGCTTTATGATCGGATACCCCTTAGGGTTCAATATTCCGTGCTTCGGAAGCTGCAAGTACTGAAGCCACTGCCTCGCCGTCATGGCCTCCGTCGGCGCTCCTATGATCTTTTCACGCGAACCCCAGAACATCGCTCCTGGCTGTTCAACCTTTTGTACAGCTTTATGACTTGGTTTTTTCTTGACTTCATAAATCCACTCATTAGTTGGATTATCAGCATGAGGCTCTCCGGCCACTTTGTGCCTGTGCATCTCCTTTACCCATTTATCTCCTGACGTTTTGGTCTTGAATTCCTTCAACACCAATCCTTCCTTATTAAACGCCGCGTAAGGATTTGCAGGAGGAGTTTTCTTGGCCTTCTGTATGTTCTTGAGGACGTCTGACATCGTCAGCTTCGGCTTGTAGTTCGTCAGCTTTCCAAGGACCTTAGGCGCGTTCTTCTTCACGAATCCGCCCTTGTTGAACTTCTGTATGAACTGCGAGCCCATGAATTCCGAAGGACTGCTCCTTATCTGCGCGACTGAATCATTGATGAAGGTTCCGTATGGGTCCGGTCCCTTTTCCGGTGGAACCGCGTTCGGTCTTCTCGCTATTCCGCCTCTGTTGTATTGGTTCATAATTAAATCCCAGTATGTGGTGTCATCGGGCTTCTTGACTCCTCCGTATTGGCTAAGGGCCGCAAACCAATTTCCTTTATTGTGATTTAACAATCCAGTCAAATATCTTTTAGCAAAATCACGGCTTTTATCCTTGTCGTGCCACTCATTGGAAAAATTCGTCCACGGTTCAACATTATATCCAGGTTGTCTGGCAGTGGAAGGTAGTATTTGATATTGTCCGTGTGCTTTTTCCCATCTGTTGCCCGCTCCGAACCTGTCATTAATTTTTACTTTCGGCCCTATGGCGCGTGCGTTGTTAGTGCTTTCAACGAAAGACATTGAATCCAAAACCCTATCCATGTCCAAATTATGACGTGGATAATCCTCCATGGTCGTTCCACCACGGTAATATGAATGCTGTCCGTGTCCTCCACGGAACTGTTCTTCCCATTCCATCATCTCTTTCTCCTTTAGCGCCCTTACCTGTTGGTCATTATATAGTTTTTCTTTT